TGGCAACGTATGGTCACATATGGCAACGTATGGTCACATATGGCAACGTATGGTCACCCGATCAGGTCCCTTTGCGATTTGAGACATGCGAAAGTCAAGAGAAATCGCACAAAGCGTGCCATTTTTTTACCCCATCGCGCGCGAAGTGTTTCACGCCATCCGTGAAACATTCCCGAAACAAATCTGTCACATTCCCGTCACAAATCGGCCAGCCGACCATGAAAAATGACACAAAAATGACGCAATCTTAACGCAATTTTAACCATTTTTAAGGCGGATCTCCCCGAATCGCTCATCATCCGTCCGGGTCAGTCGCCCTGTGCGACCGGAGCCGTCCGCTTGTCTCATGGTCAATCTACGACGCAAAACGGGCCCTGTAAAGAGCCCGTCTGCAGTCTTAACTCACCGTCAGTCGTCCTCGGGTAGGCGAATCTCGACGGCTTCTCTGAGCGCCGTCATGTGCCCAGGGACATCAATGGCGAGTACACGCCCGTACTCACGGGGAAACGTCTGCACCACGTTGGCGACCCCGAAAACCCCACCCTTCACCGCCAATGTCAATCGCGGCTCGTCGGCGGCGGCTGCAAGCTGCAAACGGAGCTGCTCAAGCTCAAGCTCGGCTTCCGGCGAGAGGCTGCGACACTCGAAGTTTTCATGTGCTGCGATGTACCTCATTGGTCAATCCTCCGTCGTTGTTAAATCCACTATACGGCAGCATCAGGGCCTTGTAAAGAGCCCTGATGCTCTTTTTTTACGAGCCTACCAAGTAGCCACGCTTGTCCCGTCGGCCGGCGGCCACGTCCGCTTGCGCAGCCGCCTCGCAGAGTGCCCTGGCGTAGACCATGCGGGTCGTGATTACCGACCGCAATTCCCGGGCGCTGATCTCAAGGTCACGCTCCCATAGGGCCTCTTCGGCCGCATCAGTGAGAAAGTCGCGAATCCCACCGCAGTAGTGCATTTCCGACGCCACGGACAGGTCGCTTTCCAAGAGCTCGATGGCCGTCTGGACGGCACTGACCACTGCTGCGTTGCTCGTGCTCACGTTCATACCCTGTTTATACGGCAGCCGGGCTCGGAAGTAAAGAGCCCGGCTGCTAATAAATTTACGCTCGGCGGTAGGTCAGGCGCATACCATCCGGACGGAACGGCAAGCGCGCGACGTACAGGTCATCGCCAAACTCGGCACCGTTGACGGGGCAGACGTAGGGCTTGCACCAAACGTTGCGGAATTCGACCCGACACCAGCCGTCAAACGACGCCAATTTAGCGGCATTTTCGGGCGATCCAGCGTCAATCGCCTCGTAGCCGTCAATCTTGCACACATAGTGATCTTCGCGCGGCAGCTTGCCCACGCGGCGCTCCGCAGCGCGCTTGGCAAGCTCGGCACGGGTCGCGTAGATCACAGCGAGATCCGTGTACCGGCGAATCGCGTTGGCGTTGTTGCTGCCGATAGCGCGATCGATCGCGCTCATCGCTTGACGCTGGAATTCGTTGTAGTTGGTCTCAGACTGGATCATTGTCAATTCTCCGTTTGCCGCGGCACCCGTGCCGCTCAGTTGTTATGCACTACCAAACGGCACCCGTCAAATACTCTTTAGTGATCGCTCACGCCCCAATCGCAGTGCACACAATGTAAGCCGCCGCGAGATCCGGATCACTGCCGACGGGACGGCCAGCAACGTGGGCATTTCCCGAGGCCAGGATGCGGCACCAGACGTCCTGATGCCGCTCTGCCCAATCCCTGATTGACGCTGACTCGACGCGCTCTAATGCAGCGCCGAACAACGAGACGGCACGCTCGTAGGTCATGCTCGGTTCGCACTGCGAGCCCGGGCATGTGTTGAACGGGTCAGCCACGTGGCTAAGGTGGTAAGTGGTCAGCCCTTCGGACGTGAGGTTTACCCGCTGGCCGCATTTGCGGCAATAGCCGAATCCGCTCATGTTACATTGCCCTTGCAAGAACGTTAATGGCTTGGTTGGCACGACGATTGGCTGCCGCGAACACCTTGCGTTGCTGAGCTACCAGGCCCATTAGGCCGGCCTTCTCATACATTTCGGCCAACTGCGCAGCCGACTCCATTTCGTCTGCGCACTCCAAGAGCACCCGTTCCGCTTGTTCGATCGTCATGATCAGTAACTAGCAAACAGAACGGGTGCCGTCAAATCTTTCTTTAGAGATTTGCGAACCAGACTAGGAGCCGGTTCAACAAACCCAACGGTCGCTTGGCACGCGGCTTGCGAACACGGCGATTGGCATAGCGAATGCCGCGCATGTGCGACCGGAATGCAATGGGAGTGGAAGGTGGTGGGGTGATGATCATGGTCAATCTCGCTCACTCGAACGCCGGTCCCTCGAACCCGCGCCCACAGCACGCGCAAACCGTGTCTCCGTAGACCGCGTCCAGCGCCACGACCGGGCCGCGCGCCTTGCGGCCATGGGCCTTGCGCGCCGCGTGGGCAAGGTGCGCATGGTCCAAGCACCAGACGCGAGAGTCGTAGCCGTAGGCGATGGGGTCGAGCGCGATGCCGTTGTTCATGTGATTACCTTAGCTAGTCAAACGGCGGCTGTCAAATACTCTTTAGCGATTTGTGATTTGCCAGTCGACGCCTACGACAACGCGCATGGTCGATCCCTCGTATCCTTCTCCGTAGACGTATCCCCCCGGCTCACCTTGGATTGATGGCGCCTCGCAGCCCTCGATAATGTCGAGCGGCATGTTAGCGCGCGCTCCACAGGCCTTGCGGGCTGCGCGCTTGAACGCCGCGTCCTGGTATCGCTGCAGAATGGCAGGGTTCATCGTCTATTACCGGCCCAACCGAGCCACAACCTCGGTCACACCCACCCGAGCAGGCGCCTCGTTGATGGCCGCGTGGCCGATGCTGGTCACAATGCTGCAGAAACCGACGAAAAACAGCGCGCGAATGTCAAACTTAGTCATTGTCAATCTCCTTTGGTTGGTCTCTTCAGTGCACGCCTGACGTGCAGACGGGCATTGTTGCCCGTTTCGACCTGTTAGGGCTTGGCGCGCTCTGCATAGGCGAGCGCCAATTCCTTTCGTGCTTCGAGGATGATCGAAGCGTCTACGGCCGCGTTGCGAATTTCCTCGGCTTCATGCCGAGTTTCCACTCGGGTCATATCCTCGAATGCGGTTTCAAGCGTTACTTCGTTGAGTCGATCAAAAACACTGGAAACCGTGAGTAGATCTTGTTTCGTCATTGTCAATCTCCTTTGGTTCGCGCCGTCGACACTCTACATATACGGCTTGCCGCGGCGGCAGACAAGGGGTGATTTGCGTTTTCTGATTGTTCGGGCGGGCGGCCTGACCATGCACGAAACGTGCCATGCCGGTCCTGATCTAGGCAGATTATCACGGCACGAAACGTGCCATGCCAATCTGCCTAACGCAATCTTAACCATTTTAAGATCAGATCCCCCCGAAGCTGGCCCTACTCCGTCCGGCCTTCCGTGCCCTGTGCACGCCCGCCGTCCGCTTCACTCTATACATACGGCCTAAGCGAGCCTTGCGCAAGGGCAAGGCTCGCTTCTTAACGCACCCTTTACCCGCGCAGCAGACCGGCCAGATCCGAGCCCACACGGTTGACCTCAGCCACCACCACAGGGTGGCGAGCACGGCTGTCCAAGAGCCCGTAGACGGCGTTCCACGCCAAGGCCAGGCCCTGACGGTCACCCGCCTGGTACGCCTCGTAACCCTCGCTAGCCCAGCGGCGAATCATGCCCAGGGTCTCGATATCCTTGTCGTTCAGCTCTGCTGCCGTGTTGCTCATACCCTCATAGTACGGCCACTGAGGGCAGAGGACAAGGGCAAAAGAGCAAGCTCTAATAGATAGGTCGTTCGGTTGACTACATGGGTGGCCTATGCAAGGCATGTGCCATGGGCAGTGGTGCATGGACCATGCCATGGTGTTGGTATGCTATGTGCAATGATGCATGGTTAGTGCCATGCACCGTGGTATAGTGTGTGCATGTATGCAGTATGCGTGCCGAGGGGGTTGGCGTGGCGTATGCATGTATGCATGGACCATGCCGTGGTGACTGGCATAGAGTGTGCATGGCCTATGCAAGGAGTATGCCACGATGGTGTTGGCATAGTATGTGCTATGTATGCAAGGACCGTGCCAAGGGGAGGGGGGCTACCCCCACCCGGGGGTGATCATGCAAATCATATGCCAGTGGGAAGGGTGGTCAACCTACACGTGCAAAACAAAAATCGAGACCACACCTTTTTCACTCATACTGTAACTATTCTCCCTCGCTCACTCCCCATCGCCCGGATCAAACGTCAGCTCAAGAGCGTACAGAAATCCGAAGGCCACTAGTAGTATCAGGATAAATGGGGTCATTACGTCAGAAACCCCGCAACAATCACACGCCCAGCATTAACATACTCATCCTTGGGCCGTTTGTACGTCGCCTCCATGAAAGGATCGGGAAACATAGCCTTGGACCTACCCGCTGAGTCTTCTCTGACCTTGTCCACAAGCTTGCTGTAGTGCATATGGGCATAGTCGTAATCATCGAACGCCCACGTGTCACCATCAAAATACACCAAATACCAAATCGTCTCCAAGCAACCTCCAAAATTTAAAAAAATCAAAATTCCAAGTCAAGGTCTTTGTCAATGGTCACTCGTACCTGCTCCCCTACGGGCAACACCTCCTTGATGGGAAACAAGACTCCGTGAATATTCACCTTGTCCCCTAGTGATACGCCTTCGTTATGGGTTTGAAGGTACTCATACACCGCCTGTTGGGCTCGAACGGTAGGCGAATATTTCCCCATGACGTTAACCACGAGCCCATCGCCTTTCAAGAATTCCAGAGCAGCGCCCATAGCGGCACCCCAACGTAGGCCCGGGACATCAAACCCCAGCAAGGAACAAAGAACCTGATACTCGTACTTGTCAATCATACCGCCACCAGACCCTTTGCCATGGAGTATCTGGGCTCGGCGACACCAGTCCCGTAGGCCCATGTGTGTTCACAGTAGGTTCGGGTCCCGTAGCTGCCGATCTCCAGTCCATTCAACATCAAATCTTTACCCAGGTCGGTGTTCACGACCTGACCTCCCAGAAAACGACGAGCATCCTGCAAGATGCTTTCGTAATCGTTAGATCCGTAGTGGATCAGCTCTACCTTAAAGAAGTAGGGCTGGCAGTAGAGTTTATCCTTGTCTTCGAAACGAAAGCAAGGTCCTGCCGAGACGTATTTGCCTGGAGGTAATCCTTTAAACATTAGTTCGATGAAGCCTTGTTCGGCGCTGCCAACCAGGTAGCCCATCTCCGTGGGCTCTCGATCACCATTGAAGGTAACTGCAAGAGTGCTCTTGTCCACCAACCAAGGCGTTGCAATGAGTCGATACCCCAGCCCTCTGTAATGCTTCATGGCATCAGAGATGCGAACATAATCAATTAGAGCTTCGGGTACCATCTCTAAATGCCTGTGCGGTTACATCAGCCATTGCCTTCAGATCATCTTCGGTGAAACCGCGACGTTCCGCCACGGCTCGAACCGCTCCGTACAGATCAGCTAGTTCGCAAAGAACCATGATCTTTATGCCTTGTTCTTCGGCGTCTTCCAATTCTTCCAACTCCTCTCGGATTTTACTGGACAGCCCGTACACGCCTTTTTCAATCTTTCTTTTGTGATAACCCATACATCTTCCTCTTCAAAAACTCTCGGCCCGCTTCTTCTACAGCGCCGAGTCCCGGGTACTGATTTACTTCCAGAAATTCGAAGCTGCCGTCGTCTCTTACAATATAGTCGATTCCCGCCACGTCAAGCTCGAAGGCCTCTTTTACTTCGTTGGCGTGGGTCAATAGCCCTCGAGGCAATTCAACCTCGGTCACTTCTGCCCCTGCGGTATTCTTGATCCAGCTCTGGTCATTGGTCACTTCAAGGCCGAACCACCGATCTCCGACGGCTAATGCCCGAACGCTGCGGCCCTCGTAGAAGGGCTCGACAGTGCATCTCACAGAATCACCAGGCCAGTCGACGAAGAGCAGGTCTGCAGGCCTCTTGATTAGGTACTTCCCCTCCCCTCGGTGGGCTTGGCCCACTTTTAGGACGTAGGGGTATCCCATAGGGACGAGATCACCGTATTGCAATACATGCACCTGGTCGTTGGTTGTCAATTTTAGGTCGATGCACATCTCCATCACCACATGACGATCCAGCATGTGGATCAGGGTGTAAGGATCCGGCCAGCAGGGCACGTCGCACCAGGCAATGTGATGGAGATTGTCGAATTCCAGCTTCTTGTCTGCACAATCGGCATAATGAATCACCCCGGAGATTTCCTCGCCGCGGTACAGAAGCTTACTACCGTCAACTTCTAGGCGAGTAGGGGTCATTGTCCATTGCCAATTGTCCGTGGCAAAGCACAGAGGCATGGAGATACTAAATTCACCGCTCAGGAACAAATTCACCACCACAACGCCCTAAAGTATTTACCGAACAGATCAAGGCCTTCTTGCACCCGCTCGTCCATATCATCCATTTCCCAAACCTGTCCGGAGGCCAGCATGTCCATGGACCATTGCATCTTGTCCAGGATCTCTTCCCACTCCTCTGCGGTCATGTGGGCCGGATGGCCTAGGGTTTTAGCCCTAAACGCCCTCAGGCGAGGAGCGATCAGGATCGCTAGGTGAGTGTCCAGGTTCCACAGATCACCGTCGTCGAATCCTCGAATCCGGCGCTGGAAGAAGCATCTAAGCAAGGTCATAAATCGTGCAATCCAGTCCCACCGCATTGATGATCCTTTCGACTTCGGCCCAGTCTCCACCAGCCAGCCCACAACCAATCCGGGGCATATGGACGGTGCAGTTTTGGACCTCAGCATATACCTTAACCACCCTCAGGCAGTCTTCAAGGGCGTGGTAGACAATTCGACGTCGATCGGTCCCAACCCCATCCTGGGCGCACATGTGGGCTACAACCAGCCGATTCCGCCGGGGGTTATCTACCCCAATGCGAAACGCAACCTCACCTAGGTCCATATGGCCGAACCTTTGGTAGACGTGCGGCCACTTTTTCAGCACAGCCTTTGAGAATCCGGCTCCGTAGCGGCCGATATTATTGACGACATGGGCCACCATCCATGGTCCATGTCCGATGGGATCTGTTGCATCCCCAGTTACGTATCTGATCACGAGGTTGCCACCAATCTTAGTAGGGGTTTGATTTCAGGGAAGGTTGTTTCCAGCACCTCTTTTACTTTTTCCACTATGTCTGCCTCGCGTCGCAAGAGGCAAACGTAGTGGAAGTTATGCCCCCGGAGTTTACCTACCTTGGCAAGATGTTCGCTAACCAGGCGAATTTTCACAGGAACGTTGGTTGCAACAAATTGGTTTCCTGCTGAATTCCACACCCCTGGTATATGTAGAGAAATAGAGATTTGTACAAGACCGAAGTCAAGGCTAGACGGGCAAACAACCAATGCTTGATAGTTGATCCCTGGCCTGATTTTATCAGCTTTGGTGTACGCTTCAACCAAATCACAAATTGCTCCGGTAATCACTTGATTTCCTTATACGGCAACGGAGTCAATACTTCCAGTGGGAATGGCATCTCGGGGGCCGGTTGGGCCGAAACCCGGGCCAATTTTCGCCTCAGATCGCGTACTTTTTCGCGTTTTTGCAGGACTTCGCCCAAAATTTGCACCGTTTCGTCCGAAACGTGGGCAAAATCGATGTCGAATTCCTGAAATCCCGCCCTATGGAAGAAAGGAAGCCACTTTTCAATCACTTTGTCTGATGCCATCGGATCCCCGCGTCGAAATCTTCGACCATTTTCAGATAGACCTCATCTTCGATGTAAAAATCGTCCGGAGCCTGCCTCTGGTAGGGTCCGAGGCTAGCAGTCCTGGCGTTATTGAGCAACTGGCCCAGCCTCAGATCCGGATATTTCTCCCAGACAGCCTGGATTCGACGTAGAATTTCTGGGATACGGGCGGGGTCGCGCATTTGTAACTTGACTTTCTCCGATTAGTGGGTAAAATTTAAGCCATGTCGAATTCTATTAAACCGCCGGTACCAACTTTTCACACCCCTGAGTCGAGGGCAAGGTTTCGTAATCCAGGCAATGTAAAATTCGATGATGCTTTGAAAGAGAAGTTTCTCCAGTACCTCTCTGAGCATGGCAAGTCGGCCCTTGCTTGTCAAGAGGTAGGGATCGATCCTTCGACGTATCACCGACACATAAAAAACGACCCCGAGTTTGCCGAAGCGGTCGAAGAAACCATTGGAATTTTGAATGCCAAGCGCGCATTGCAGATCGAACAGGAGGCCCTGAAAGGAACAATCCGACAACAGTTCAACGGTCGTGGTGAGCTGGTCGGCGAGACGGTCGTCTACGAGACCAAGCTTCGTGAGATGATCCTGAAGAAGAGCGACCCGAGCTACCGAGAGACGATTTCGGTCGACACTACGGTACGCGGCGGTTGTCTGGTCCTGCCGGCTGTGGTATCTCCATCAGATTGGGAACAGCAGTATACCCCAATTATCAAGGAGATTCAGCGTGAGCAACAGAAGCAGCTCGAAGAAGGCCGCGGTGAGGACGAATAAGGAGATTCTAGGCTTTCTAGACTACCTTAGCTATCTAGCGCACAATATCCGTGTTGGCAAAGCGCAGATTACAGATGAGGAGCGAGCAGCGTTGGCGGCCCTGAACGGTGCCATAGCGCAAAAGCATGAGTGGAACCCGAAGCGGAAAAAGTAACAACATCGAGCTACCTGACAAGATTGCCTGGGCTCCCATGCCCGGCAGTCAGGTAGCTTTTTTGACGTGCCCTGTGTACGAGGTTCTGTTCTCGGGGACAAGGGGCAACGGCAAGCGAATTTCTGATGATAATCAGATACTTACCGATTCTGGGTGGAAGTTGGTGGGGGACGTAACCTACGAAGACCGACTCGTTGCCCCTGATGGAACCTACACAGAAATCCAAGGGATTTTCAAGCAATCCGAAGGGTCGTTATTCAGGGTCACCTTCACGGACGGCGTCTACCTAGATGTAGACCTGGAACATCGTTGGACGGTCAGGGACGGGAAAAGTTTCAAGTGGAGTGTCAAGACCACAGCTGAGCTGCTGGATTGCCTAAAAACTCAAGGTAACAAGAAGCACCGTAACCGGTGGTATATCCAGACTCCGGATGCTTGTCCTGGAAAGGAATACACAGGCCTTGATCCCTACGCCGTGGGGTTGTTGTTGGGTGACGGTACGGTACGAAGTCGTGACGCGACCCTCTACGGACAGGAAGACCAGCTACTAGATTACATGATTACGACACATGGCTGGAGACGTTACGAGTACGAGGGCCAAGTACCCAGAGTTACTGAAACACGAAGAGTGCAGTCCGACGCCTGGAAAGATTTTCTTGGTCACCACAAAGGCCCTGATAAGCACATTCCCCAAGAAATTCTGGAGGCTGAGCCCACGACTCGACTGGCTTGTCTCCAGGGTATTATGGACACTGACGGCTGTATCGACAAGGACGGTCGAGTGGAGTTGGGTAGTTGTTCTCTGCAGTTGATCAAGGACGTTCAGTATGTTGTCCGATCTCTAGGGGGGAAGGCCAGGTACAACCCTGTTCCTGAACGACGGACCAGTGATCTTGGAACGAAATTGCCGTTCTATCGTCTAAAGATCACCACATGCAACAAATTTAACCCATTTCGCCTTACCAGAAAAGCACAAAGAGTCAAGGTCCAGAATGGGAAAGATCGACAAATACTATCGATCAAATACATCAAGGATGGGCCAGCCACATGCTTTGCCGTCGCCCATCCTTCCCATCAATTTGTGTGTCAAGATTTCGTTGTTACACACAACAGTGATACTTTGTTGATGGACTTCGCCAAGGACGTAGGCCAAGGCTACGGTGCCGATTGGCGTGGTGTACTGTTTCGTCGTACCTACCCTGAACTAGCAGACATTATCGACAAGACCAAGAAGTGGTTCCCGATGATCTTCGGGGACGATGTCAAGTTCAATGAGACGAAGACCGTTTGGACATGGAAGACGGGAGAGAAGCTGTTCTTGCGCCCGTTCGAATCCGATAGTGATTACTGGTCCTACCACGGGCATTGCCTGGAGCCTGATTCGGAGGTTCTCACTCCGAATGGCTGGAAGGCAATCACGGAGATCCAGATTGGTGATTACGTATACGGAGTAACACCGGACGGAAAAATGGACCTCTTTCCCGTCGATACGAAGACAGACGAATACTATGAGGGTGATCTGATCGAGTATTCAGGTCGTGGCCGATTCATGCGGTTCACCCCAGGCCATAAGCTACCTGTTTGTGTCGACGACGACAACCACGAATTGGTGCCCTACGAAGATCTTAACGGATCGGTAACCATTCGTTGCGGAGGGTGGAAATATTCGAATCAATTACCGGACACTAAGGATGTCGCCCACAGGAAGGTGGTTCAGGGATTTTCTACGTACACAGATCCTGAAAGTGGAGTGACCACCGCTTTCGAAAATCACCAACTGACAATAGACCAGGTCACCCAAGTACCCTACAAGGGGATGGTGCACTGCATCGGTGTACGGCACGCACACTCGTTCATCGCTCGACAAAAAGGGTACTCCTGGCTGTCTGGCAATAGTTATCCTTGGATCGGTTGGGAAGAGTTAACGACCCATCCGACTCCCAACGGGTACCTTAAGATGATGTCTTGTTGTCGGTCCAGCAACCCACGGGTCGCGAGAATCTCTCGTGTCAGGGCCAACACCAACCCCGGAGGCGTCGGCCATAACTGGGTTAAGGCTCGGTTCAAGATCCCTCAGAGCTTCGGTAGGATAATCCGTGGTGAGTTAGATGCAAGCGGAAATCCGGAGCCGGATCGCGTTGCCATCCACGGCGACCTCCGCGAGAACAAGGCTTTGATGGACGCCGATCCCAATTATCGCAATCGTATCAAGGCCGCAGCTTCAACCGAGGCCGAGGTTCGTGCGTGGCTCTACGGCGACTGGGACATCATCAGTGGCGGCATGTTCGACGACGTCTGGGATTACAAGGTCCACGTCGTTCAGCCGTTCGGTATTCCGTCCGACTGGCGAATCATTCGTGGGTTTGATTGGGGCTCCAGTAAGCCGTTCAGTTTGGGCTGGTACGCCATCAGCGACGGGTCGGACATTCAACTAGCCAACGGCAAATGGTGGTCGACCGTGCGCGGAGATCACTTCCGGATTGGCGAGTGGTACGGGTGGAGCGGAAAACCCAACGAGGGGTGTAAGATGCTTGCCTCTGACATTGCAAGGGGTGCAGTGGAGCGAGAATTACGCATGGGCATCTACCATAGAGTAGAGCCAGGTCACGCCGACCATGCTATATTTAAGACCGAGAATGGTAACTGCATCGCGGAAGACATGGCAAAGCCGGTGCGCCTGGACGATGGTCGGGAGTATCGGGGCATTTCGTTCTTACCTGCCGACAAGTCTGCGGGTTCTCGCGTGCTAGGTTGGCAGGTCGTTCGTCAAATGTTGGGTAATGCTAAGCCGTCAAAGACGGGCCCTCGCGAAAAGCCAGGGTTGTTCTTTTTTGACAACTGCGAGCACGCCATTCGGTGTTTACCAGTGACTCCTCGTAATCCACTGAAGCCTGACGACGTGGACACAGACTTCGAAGATCATTGCTTTACGGGCGACACTAAAGTGGATACCCTAGACGGTCAAAAAACATTCCAGGAGTTGGAAGGTTCCTCAGGGGCTGTGTGGACTGATGAGGGATTCTATCTCTATAGATCTTGTCGATTGGTCAAGAAGAATCAGCCTGTGGTGACGGTAGAGATGAGCAACGGTGTTCGGATTAGGTGCACACCCGACCATAAATTCTTTTTGCCTAATCTTACTACGATGGAAGCTCAATTCTTACACGGACAGGAAATCTTATGGTATCCTGAGGAAGGTCCATTTGATAGAGTCTTTGTAACTCGTGTGTACCCTTCCGGAGTAGCTGACGTGTATTGTTTGACGGTACCGGACCTTGGTAGATTTTCTGTCGAAGGTGGCGCTATCGTGTCGAATTGCCAAGACGAAATTCGCTATGTGTGCCGCGGCGTAGGTACCCAGGCGTCTTATGGGTTGACCGTAGGTATGACATACTAAGGAGAGTGAATGACAATTGTAGTGGCGGCGTATACGAACGATGGTCGAATGATGATGGTTAGTGATTCATTGGCAACTTGCAACGGGATTAGATTCCCAGGCAAGGTACCGAAGATCATCACCCAACCAGATTTCATGTTGGGGATTGCAGGCTCTTACCACTGTTTACGAAAGGTACAGCAGGCGATCGCCAATTCTTCGCTGAGGGCCGGCCTCACAGAGATTGTCGATTATCTACACGCCGTGAATAACCATGAGCATGACAAATGGGACTCAGAGTGCTTGTTCATCAATGCCGAGGGTATCTCCCTAATCGATGGCGCACTAGGGATCCTATCGGTCGACCAGCCGTTCCACGCCATTGGATCCGGGCAAGAGGCGGCTCTGGGCTGTCTGCTCGGAGAATACCACGACATGGAAGAGGATGAGCTTTTTGACCCCGAGAGTGTTGAAAAGGCTGCGGCGGTCGCCTGCCACCTGAATATTGGGTGTGGTGGCCCTCTAGTCTCTCATTTTCTTCACTTGCCAACACAATGAAGTGGTGGTAAAATCCGACCATGAGATTTTTACTCCGGCTCCTCACCCTCGTGGGATTAGGGATTTACGATGAGCTAAGGCGAAAGTGGAAAGATAAGAATGACGGCAAGCGTCGAACACGTACATCCTAGCTATACTGAGATGATGGAGCGGTGGAGAACCTGCCGCGACACCTATGCTGGCGAGTGGGCTATCAAAGACCGTCAGCAGGGTCAGTATTACCTACCTCCGACCGAGGGCCAACGTCAAGATGGCTTGGAGTACGGCGGTTACGGCTACCACGCCTATCAGGCCTACCTGCAGCGAGCGGTTTTCCACGACACTATGTCCGATGCGGTTGAAATCGCTATCGGCCTGCTTTGGCAGAAGGACCCTAAATACACCCTTACACCGCGTCTGGAATACATGCTGACGCGAGCTACTACTGAGGGCGAGGGTCTGAAAGAGCTTCACCTAAAGCTGAATGTAGAGCAGTTGGTGACGGGTCGTCAAGGCCTTTTGCTGGATTTGCCAGCGACGCCAACCCGAGAAGTGCGGCCCTACATCGCTCACTATCGTGCCGAGTCAATCCGTAACTGGGATGCTGGTCGGAAGCACGACTCGGCGATGGACGTACTGAACCTGGTCATTCTGGACGAGACCTGCTACGAACGTCAAGAAGATTTTAGCTGGGAGCTGAAGCGTCAGTTTAGGGTCCTGACTCTTGGTTCACCCGAAGCCAACGAACTGACAGGCGTCTACAAGTGGGGTGTCTTTCGCGAGGATGATGATTCCTTGCAATTCGACGAGAATCGAATGCAGGAAATCTTCATCAACAATCGTCCTGTCACCCAAATCCCCTTCGTGTTTTTGAATTCGAAGGATCTGGTCCCAGCGATTGACGACCCGCCCATGATGGGCGTAGCCAACACCGCTCTTGCCATTTACCGAGGAGAGGCCGACTACCGTCAAGCTCTCTATATGACGGGTCAGGACACCCTAGTTACAATTGGTGTGCAGGACACCAAGAAGGGTCCGATTCGGATCGGCGCTGGCAGCCATATCAATATTCCTAATCCTCAGGGCGATGCCAAATTCATCGGTGTCAGCTCCAAAGGTCTCGCAGAGCAACGCACTGCGCTAGAAAATCTGATGATGGTGGCTGCTCAGAAGGCGGGCCAAATCATCGATACACGGAGCAAGCAGCGGGAGTCAGGTGAAGCCTTGAAGACTCGACTGGCTGCTCAGACGGCAACTCTGACTCAGATTGCTATGGCCGGTGCCCGGGCGCTAGAGGAGATCCTAAAGATCGCTGCAACCTGGGTGGGCGACAACCCCGAAGAGATTAAGGTTGAGCCAAATCTTGATTTCACAACCGGTGGTCTGGACCCGGAAGAGATCAAACTGATGATTCAGACCAAGCTCTTGGGTGGTCCCCTCACCTTCCAAGATATCCATCGCTACCTGGTGGACAAGGGCTTCACAAAGCTGACTTTCGACGAGTTGATGGAAGAGATCAAGAAGGATCGCGCCATTCTCGATAAGCTTGTCTACCAGTTTCCTGTAAACGAAGAACCGACGCCGGCAAAGGCGCCTGCACCAAAGAGTAGTAGTGACAGTTAACGAGTTTCTCGACACTTTAGCCCGGAATGGGGACGACCTGGATTCCCTGGGTCTGATCGAAGTCCCTGTTTTGACATTCCTAGAATGGACCGCTGACGGTGTAATTCATGCAGGAATGTTCTATGGGGTTCCTTGTTTCAAAGGGGACCAGTTTTTGTACCAAACCTTAAACCGAGAGGTAAAGATTGTTCGCCAGCCAACTCCCCTGGTACACCCGGTTTCGCGATGCGCTAAAGTTCAATGGAATTGAACGCTGGGAAGTCGTTCGGGTTTATCTTCCGCCTGGTGAATATGAATTCGCCTGCCGATTCCTGAACGTAGAGGGTACATTCGGCGGCATACCTTTTGTCATGACCGAAGGTCCACGTCGTTATGTACTGGACAACGGAGACGAAATCAAGTATTAATATAACAATGAACGCTTACGAATTCATCGAGCAGCTTCTGGAAGATGGAGTCGACATTGACGATGTCACTCTGATCGAAGTTCCTCTCAGGGAATTACTGATCATGCAGAGGGACAATCTGATCGACTACATCCCAGACAACGAAACGTTCACCCAGGGTAAGCGGTACTTTATGCAAAGACCGATCAGGCCCTCAACAGAAGACACAGGTCGTTTTTACTACACCAAAGACCAAAAAAAGAGAGAGATTGCTAAATGAAGAAGTTGTTTGCCATTTCCGTTGCCCTAGTAGCCCTTGCTGGCTGTGACTTTCTCCGGAGCGTGGATCCGGAGCTAACTCAGTGTTTCGAAGGCGCGCCTAAGGGCGTGAGTTTTCAGGAACTGCAGTGCAAATATCAAGCCCTGCGTCCTGTTTTGACAGAGAGTGGCGCGTGCGAAGTGATCCGCGGCGAAAAGACTCTTGGTGAGTTTTTGCTGTCGCTCGATCCTGCGCTCGCATTTCAAGTTCGTGACGCATATGATGCGTGCGAACAATAATTAGGAAAGCGAATGAAGCTAAGAGCAGTATACAACACCGCAGATGAGATTCCGGAAGTGTTCCGGGAGCTTTACACAGAGGTGAAGGGGAAATATGAGCTTACGGAAGTCGAAGGTATAAAGACCATCGAAGACGTCAAGCGCGTAACCGAAGCTCTCAACAAGGAGCGTAACGAGCACAAGGCTACGAAGGAAAAGTACGTGGCTCCGTGGGGCGATCGGGACCCTGCCGTGGAAATTCCCAAACTGGACCTTATCCCTGAGCTAGAGGCGAAGGCCAAGGATGGGAAGCTCGATGAGACCAAGATTGAGTCTATCGTAACCGCTCGCATCAATGCCGTCAAGACTCCGCTTGAACAACAGTTGAAGCGTTTGAAGGATGATTACGAGGCGGCATTGGCCCAGGTCCGTAACTATGAGACCAAGGAAAAGACCCGTATGATCCATGACACTGTGCGTGAGATTGCGGCCAAGGCCAACGTTCTCAAGGAAGCTTATGCGACTCCGGATAGCGCGCTTTTGATGCTGGCAGAGCGCCAACTGGAAGTCAATTCCGAAGGCGCCGTGGTGACCAAAGAAGGTGGTGGCGTCCTGGCTGGCTTGCTTCCCGACGTCTGGATCAACGAGGTGCTGGAAAAGCATACCTACCTGCGGCCTTTCTCGGCCGGTGGTGGCGCAGGTGGCTCCGGTGCTGGTGGCCACGTTGGCAAAAATCCGTTCTCCCGTGAGAACTGGAACGTTACCGAGCAGGGCAAGCTCTATCGGGAAAACCCGACCAAGGCCGAACAGTTGATGAAGGCCGCTGGTTGTCCACGTCTCGGGGTAATGCCGCCTGAGAAAAAGTAATGGCGCACAAATGCTCATGTCCTTTTTGTCCTGTCCGGTGGCAGGCCAAAGAGAGAATGAAGCATCAGAAGCTTCCACTTGTTGCAGATTCTAGTGAAGAGTCGAAGGCAAGTGGAGGAAGCGAGAACGTTCTACCTGCGTCAAATGGCGGTGGAGAAGGATCCAGTCCGACTCCGAACCCTTGCGCAGGTGGAAACGACGCTCCGCTGGGTTCTGAACCTTAGTGTTTTTGACCTGATTGACGATACGTGTCCTCCGTTAAAAGAATAGCAACTCTCCTTCAGCTCGACAGGTCAAAAGGCCAACAGTTGCAGATGCACGTCGACGAGTTTCAGGCGACCGACGGCAGCAAGCCCAAGTACATCTCGATTGGGCTTGCCTCGCAGGATGCCGATGGAAACTGGCACGATCTTCGCAAGGGGTGCACCATTCGCCGCTCGGAGATCCGTGATCTGATCCGTGCCCTGGAAAGGGCCGACGAGATTATTGACACGGCGATGAATGCGTATACTATGAGTGATGCGGAGTACGCAAAGACACTCGATTGGGGCAGAGACGATGTTGTCGCTTGCAGTCCAGAGGAACTGGAAAAAATCATCATCGAGTGTCGCGCGAAGTATAAGGCCTACTTGGAGAGTAAAAATGCCAGTGCATCCAGTGAGCAAGTACCAGGAGGAGAGGTTTCGAGTCCTGGAACAAATGACGGTGGTTCCTGATTGGGACGGCAAAGGTTCCGATGCAGTTTCCCCAATCCTCTGGGCTAGGGCCTGGAATTTTTACCAAGACTCTCGGCGAGTTACGAAAGAGGATCCGTATGTGTACCCAGGCCCTGACGGGTCCGTGTACGCAGTCTGGGTCCCGAAGCACAAGAAGTATTACCTCGAATTCACAAATGACAAGATGAACCTGTGGCTACGCTACGTGGAGGAAGCGCCCCTGGTCCACATCCACCCGACTTGGGAGCAGGCAATCAACCTGCTCGATCACTTCTATGGGGAAGATACTCGAAGAACTGAAAGCGTTACCCAAGGGTACAGTCCGGTACTGTGACCTGAAAA